TAAGGATATCATCCCCATCAACCATTCTTTTAAACTCTTTACCGTATAGAGCGTTAAAGTCTCTAAACGTAAAACCAACAGATTCTTCACCAAATTGTTTTCCTGATTCAGAAATCCATTTAATTGATGACAATGGAATATCTTTATCCTGTAATTGTGTTTTCCACTTGTTTAATACCTCATCTTTAATCTCACCTAAGTTTACACCTTTAAGTGCTCTTTCTTTCTTAAATGGATTACAAGACGCTTGTACCAAACCTAACGGCCAAGCAATAACTAAAAAGTCAGCATCAGGGTTATTTCTAAATGGAGTGTATCTATCGTATGATCCTGGCTTCATCATACTACCACCACCATATTGAACTATAATGTTATCATCAACTCTAACATTTTTATTTGTCTTCATTGTTTGAACATAGTTCTCTTTATTTTTATCCAATGTCTCAACGTCAGCAAATTTGTTTTCTTTAATTTGTGATTTGATGTTCATTAATATACTTAACAAAGATGGATTAGCATTCATTACAATATTCTCCAAGAAACCTGGTTTGTTCTTGAACGCCAATAATAATTTATTGGTAACCATACCCATCACCATCTTATTTCTTTGTAATGATTGATCCTTATCCACTTTAAACAAATAATTCATTACTTGTTCAGGTGTAATATCATATTGAGCATAATTAGCGGAGTCAACCGTAGATATTAATGTAATGTCATCACTTGGGAAAATCTCCTTAGGTGATACGGTTTGAGAAATAGTTTCAACATTTGATCTTGAAGATTTAAAATTAGTTGATGTACCTTGTTCAACACCAGCTTGAGTGTCGTGGTGATCCGTATGTATAACGAACATCGGTTTCCCGTGAGCAAAGTCAACTAACACCGGCATTACATCACCCTCAGCATCTAATTTCTTAATTGCAAATTCTTTATCACCATATTGGATGATCTCAGCATCAACCACTTTGATACCATTTTGTTCTAAGTAGTTTTTCATACCTAATGCGGTGGTCACACCATCTAAATCTTGGTGAAAATATATCTTAGCCTCAGGATATCTTTTAGATAATTCTCTGATGTTTCTAATTCCTGATTCTGTTATTAACTTTTTCTTCATACTTATAAATACTTTTCAACAAAAAAAAAATTGCAAATCCAAAGTTTTTATGTAAATTAGCTTAAACCAATTAAAAATATATATTATGAAAGAGAAAATCACAAATTTTTTAGAAGCAAAAAAATCAGTATTCAAGTCGTTAGGTGTTGTAGTTTTCATAGTAGTATCATTACTAGGTGGATTCTCCGTGGGTTATCTTTATAACCAACAATATGGACCAAAGAAACCAACTATCCAAATGGTTAAAGTGAACAGGTCCCAAGTTAATTTAGCGATAGATGAACATAACCATCTCATTGTGATCGATAAGACTACAGGTGATTATACCGTTTATCAAGACTCTATCGGTATGTCTATTTTTAAACTTTACGCTAAGAACATTTTTATTGACCAAACAAAATAAGAAACTATGAATATCCTTAAATTATCTAAAATAACTTATCTTGGTTTATGTGTTGGGGTATTCATCATCTTTGGGTTTATGTCTGAATCCCCATTATCAACCGATTCAATATTCTCAGGGTCAAATGATTATTCAAGTATTCAATCCCCAACATCAATGAAGATGTACGAGTTGATTGAAAAGTATAGTGACGAATATGAGATTCCTAAATACATCGCATACAACGTAGCCTACATGGAAACAAGATACTTAGGTCCTTTCCATTGGAAGTACAACCCATACCAAGAGTCTTTTGCTGGTGCGGTTGGTCCAATGCAGATTATGCCAACAACATCTGATTACATTAATAAAGTTAATTATAGTAAAAAAAGATTGACAACAGATATTGAATTGAATGTTGAGACGAGTATGAAACTACTTAATAGATTATATTCAAGATACAAAGATTGGTCTATTGTTTGTGGATGTTATAATACAGGAAGACCTATCGTGAATGATTACGCAAGATATTGTGCAAGTAATGTTAACTTCAAAAATAAATGGGTGAGTATTAATTAAAATTCACAAATACTGTGATCACCATATTCATATTCATCTTCCATAATATTAAATTTGTTATAAATACTATGTAAAAAGGAAAACTCCCACTGATTATAGTGGGAGTTCTTTTATTTGATCTAAAGCCTTAAAGTAATTAATTCTAGTTTCGGCAATATGTTTATAATTAGGACTTAATTCAATTCCCAACCATCTACGACCTAATATCTCCGCCGCAACCAATGTTGTTCCTGAACCAGCAAATGGATCTAAAATTACATCGTCCTTGTAGGATAATATCTTAATCGCCTTTGTTGGGATGTCCATGGAGAAGGTCGCCTTGGTGAGTGATTTTGTATCTGCAAAATAATTCCACTGACCAAAAACAAGCTCCATAAATTCTTTCTTATCCGTCTCTTCATATACGACTTTTTTCTTTAATGTCCCATCTTCTTGTTCGATCTCGGTTGGGACTCCCTTCCATTGCGGTTCACCTTTAACTTTTTTAATGTGATGTTTCTTATACGCTAATATAACACACTCTTTTGGGTTATAGATATATGGGCTAGATGGTGACATCCAAGAACCCCACGCGGTAGTTTTAGATCTATGTGGTGATTGTTCCTCAAGGTCAACGATACCAAAGAATCCAAATCCAATTTGTTTCATTAACTGATACATCTCAGAAACAAAGAATATTCTTCCACCTTTCTTTTGTCTGTTAATTTCATAAGGAATGTTAAGAGCAATACGACCATCATCTTTTAATACATTGTAAGCTTCGGTTAACCAATTCTTAGCAAATACCAAATAGTCCTCAAATTCAACATCATCTTCGTGAACATCATATGCAATACCAACACCATAAGGTGGTGATGTTACGATTAAGTCAACGGATCCTTGTGGTAATGTTTTCATTACTTCCACACAATCTCCGTTTATAATTTTTCCTGTTTCTATCATCTCTTTATTTTATTGTTTCTAAATAATCCCATACATCATTTGAAAACTCTTCGAACATATCACCATCTTCATCATTAGATAAGTCAACAATGTAGTTGTCAACACAAAAATCTACAATTATTTCGTGTACTTCTCCGAGTGTTTGTTCGTCATTTTTTAATCCCTCATACTGATCTTGTATGTAATTTTTTTGTGTTAAAGTTAACCCCATTTTTCTTAATTTAAAATTGATATTATTAATAAAAGTATTGTTCCAATAAACGCAAGTATAAGTGAGTACTTGAACACTTTATAATTTCTTTCGACCTGTTTTTTTGACCTACCTTGCCAATCATTATTATTCCATATCATAACGTATTAACTATTATTTGTGCCAGTTTATATCCAGTAAAAGCCCCCATTGCTGCCGACCCAGGAAGTACTATGAACTTCCCTAACATTGTTTCATATTTCTTTCTATTAACAATGTAGGATATTAATATATAGTATATAATATAGTTTATTAATACCATAAAGTCTAACTCTTTGGATACAAATACAACAACAGAGTTCCCTAATAATCCCCACATAAAATTTATTATGGTTTCTCTTATTAATTCTGCCGGAGTTGTAATCGCACCTAATACGTTTATCTCCTTGTTTAAACCTTTATTAGTTTTTTTCTCCATATTGTTTTTGTAAATACTCAGATAAAGTTTTGTCTACAACATGAAACTCACCATACTTGTTACGATAATAACTTCTCATTTTATTGGAGTTTAAACCATATTTCCTATCGTGACCTAATCTGTCTTCAACGTATTTAATATCAACCTCTTTGTTTAAAATATAAGAAATATTTTTAATAATGTCCAAATTTGTCATTCTATTTCCTGTCCCAATATTAAAGACTTGGTTAACAACCTCATCATCAAACATTAAATCACAAATTATTTTAACATTATCATAAACATACATCCACTCCCTAACTTGTTTACCATCACCATACACAGGAATTGGTTTACCTTCACTAATAGATCTTGCAATTGTAGGTAAGAATTTTTCTTCAAACTGATGTTCACCAAAGTTATTACAAGTTCTTGTAATTAGATATGGTAAACCATAAGTTCTATTTGCAGATAACACTAACAAATCTGAAGCCGCCTTTGTTGCCGAATAATATGAACTTGGTTTAAGATCATCACCCTCAGTTGCGGTATGATTAATTGCGATGTGTTCATCCATATCACCATATACCTCATCGGTTGAAATGTGTATGAATTTTTTAATGTTTTTATTTTTTCTTGATATTTCCAATAAATTAAATGTCCCCTCAACATTAGTTCTAACAAATGGTAACCCATTTTTAATTGAATTGTCGACGTGAGACTCAGCCGCAAAGTGAACGATGTAATCAAAATCACCAAGTTCATCTGCCGTTACATCACAAATGTCTTTTTGTAAAAAAGAAACATTGTGTTTAAGATTCATTCTACGACCAGCATATGTTAGTTTATCAACACAAATAACATCACATTCAAAGTTATCTAATAGGTGGTTTATAAATGCGGAACCAATAAACCCCGCTCCTCCTGTTACTACTATTTTCATTTTTTCTCTAATGTTTCTATATGATGTTGCAAGTACCATAACGCTTTCTTAAGGTCCTGTAACTCTTTATCCGATTCTTTCTTACCGGCTCTTGATATATACTTAACTGTATTTCCCAATGAGAATCCTAATTCCCAAGCATCAATTACCTTGATAGCCTCATATGGGTTTTCTGATCCTCCGTAATGTTGAGGGTGATTTACTTGTTCACTCATTTTATTTCAACTTTATCTGCGTTTAACATTATCTTTTTAAGTTCTTCAGGTAATGATGAAGATTTTATTAATGACTCTGTGTCAAATTTTATTACTTCAGGTTCAATATTCGCCTTTGACCTCATAGTGTCCTCATTAACCTCATAATCATCATCATTTTTATATTCTTTTAATAACTCATCACCAGATATAGTTCTATATTTTTCACTTAATCCTTCAATATCAACAAGTTTATTCATCATATGTTTCATTCCATAGATTTGTTTAGTTGCATCCAATGATTTAACAATCTCAATAATAATCTTGTACGGATCCGCATTTGATCCTGGTCTACGATCTTCAACATAACCTTTCCAATTTTCAGCAGTCTCTTTTGGAACTCTAATTGATGCCCCTCGATCTGAAACACCCCAACTAAATTTATCAATTGATTGTGTTTCAAATTTACCAGTTAAACGGAGATTGTTATCTGACCCGTAAGCTTTAATATGAGCTTCATGCCTTACCTCAAACGCATTAAACAATGACATAAAATATTCTTCATTACCATCATTTCTCATTTTATCTGTGGAGAAGTTTGTGTGGAGACCTGAACCATTCCACTCACCTTTTTGGATTGGTTTTGGATGTAGGTCAATACCGTAATAATATTTTTCAGAAATTTTATATAAAAAGTATCTAGACATCCACAAATCATCACCCGCTTTTAATTTACCCTTTGAAAATACTTGGTACTCCCATTGACCTAACGCAACTTCAGCGTTAATTCCAGTAATATCAATTCCGTATTTCAAACACATATCCATATGTTCCTCAACAAAATCTCTTCCCGCAACATATTCACCAATACCACAATAATATTTACCTTGTGGTTCCAAGTTGTTCTCATCGTGACCTAAAATACATTTGTTTTTTCTATCATAGATAAAGTATTCTTGTTCAAATCCAAACCATAAATCTTCTTGTTCGTTATTTAGTTTTGATCTTGTGTTAGTTTCGTGTGGTGTACCGTCTGAATTCATTACCTCGCACAACACAAAAATAGTATTAGTATGGTCACTAAAATAATATCTAACAGGTTTTAAAATACAATCAGAACTTCCCGTTTGAGCCTGTTTTGTTGATGACCCATCAAAATTCCATTCAGGAAAATTATTTAAGACTAAACAGTTTTTAATTTGTTCGTACTCCACTACTTTAATCTTACTTCTAAGATTTGGCTCAGGTGAGTACCCATCAAGCCATACATATTCTAACTTAACTTTCATTTATTTTCGTTTATATATTTTATTATTTCTTCCTTATTTTTACCATCACTATACATCCTATAGACATTGCGTGAAAATTCGTCCGTACACATTACCGCGTCGACATCTAAATAACTCATAATATCTTTAAGGTGAATAAGAATGTTTTCTTTCTTTAAAAATCTTTTGTTAAAACTCATGTTTAATCTTCTAAAAATTCTTTTTCTTTTTTCTTTTCTTCTTGTGTGGTATTG